AAAGGATTCAATCCAGTAGCACCAGGTCTAGCATACTTAGCAGCATCAAAGAAATCTGGTGTTAGGAATGATCTACCTTTACCAGCCCAACTCATAGCATTGCTAGGTTTAAATCCACCTGAGAATATACCACTTGCTCTAGCATTACTGGTTCCATGATATAAGTTCTGTAGATTAGAAGCACCACTTAGACCTGGACCTCCAATACCATAGTCATCACCACCGCCACCACCTCTAAACAGTCCAAATATATCCCACCATGCACGTCTGTTCTCACTCTGCTCTTTCTTGTATATCTCCGTATTCCTACGTTCAGTCTGTTGTGACTTACTCTCTAATAAATTATTAACTTTATTACTAATGGTATCTTTAATACTAAATGCTTGAGCAACAGGACTGACAACAGCACCAACGGTTCCTTTCATGTCACTAAATCCTGGCATCGATCTGACAGCATTACCAGTAGCTTGCATTATACCCAAAGAAGCAACCTCAAACGGTAACTTCATAGCCTTCATTAAATCTTCACCAGCAACGTTAGTGTCAGTCTTAGGAAGATTCAATACACTAGGTGTTCCTGTATGCTCTGTTGGTCTATTAGCAAAGAAGTTGAATGATGAAGATGTTGGTGGATTTTCTGGTACTGGAAGAGATTTCGCAGTTAAACCACCAGTACCTGCCTCATATTGTGGTACACTACGAACCTTTCCATCAACAGCACTTGGTTCACCCTGTGTGTAATTATTATCTAATGGAACAATCAGTTCATCACCATGTAATCTAGCCAAATATCCACTATCAGGACCACTTGCTATACCACCATGTTCGAAGTCTTGTATATCATCCTCATCATTATCAACATCAAGCATATTCTCCAATTCATTTTCACGTCTGACTGGTTCAGTCTTTTCTCCGATCTCAACATACCTTTCAGTACCAGAGAAATCATCCTCTTTCTTTAATTCTTTAACAGCAGCATCAGTTTCTGCTTGATCTATCTGATCTTTAGCAAGTTGCAATTGCTGATTTAACAGTCCAGCAATAGCATCTAACTTATCACCTATAGTATCATTACTATACTTCAATCCCTCAGCAAGAGCCATATTACTCTGCTGTGCAGCAGCAATATCAGATTCTATAGTAGATTGCTTTTCATTGATTGAAGATACTGTCCTGTTTAAAGATTCTGCAATAGCAGCAAAGAATACACCAAGTTTTTGATCCTTAACCTCTACAGGTTTCTTCTTCTCTGAAACAGTACTTTCATACCTCTTAGTACCAGATGATAGTAATGGTGTCTCTGGTTGTACTTGATGCTTTCTATCAGTTCCCTGTGCAATGTAAGGAAATGGATTCCCTACCATCTTTTCCTTTATAGAAGCAAATGTTGGTTCTGGATTTATACCACTTGTAAATGGTGTGAACTGTCCTTTTAAATTCTTAGCAAAATAATCTGGATATTTGTTACCAAAACTACGACTCCTTGCCCATCTAGGAGTCATCTTATATTTCAATGCTTGAGCAGTAAATTCACCAGGACGGAGCATCAAATCCTCTGGTTTCATTCCAGAAATCTCTCCACCTCTCAAAGCACGAGCTTTCTCAACCTTACCCATACTAGCAGCATCTATTATCTGCCCTAATATAGATGTAGTTAAATCTCCACTAACTGTGCTACTGTACCTTGCCATATTATCCTGCTAGTTTTGCCATCCTAAACAAATTCATATCTAATCCACCAGAAATGTTAACATATTTCCTTTCATTGTTTGTCTGGTTCACTATAGTATTATTTAACACAACAATCTGAATTCTATTCGCAGCTTCAGTCTCTAATTCATCCAAAAGCATGCTATTATTCTGCAATTCTAGATTTCTTTTGTGTAAATGATCAGGAATACCCCACGTTTTCTGTTTGTCTAGTAAGAAAGGATCACTTAAATCATTGAATCTTTCAGAATCAAGAGTACCGTGTTCTTGAAAATATTCTGGACCAACTTCATCTTGAGTTATACCAGTGAATCCATTATCAATCAATATTTGTCTTACATATTCAGCAAACGCTTCTTCACCTTCTTTAGTATTATCCCACTGCTTCCATGAATTATCACCCATCATTTGTTTAGCCAATATCTTCCATCCAGGTTCATTCCTCCAATTAGTATGAGGACCAAACTGAACATCAAGTGCTCTGTCTTCATAATGTAATGATCCTTCTGTATGATCACCAGGTTCACCACCAGGATCAACTATAAGTCCATGTTTTCTTAGGATTGCCATTGCACGATCCCTTTCTTCTGTGGAAGAAAATCCATAGTGTTCATGCTCCACGTCATCATCATGTAAATATGGTTCCCAATTTGGATGAGACTGATCACCAGTATAATATTCAACAATACTATTCGTTGAACTAGGAACTACTTCCTCAACTGGTGTAATTGCTAATTTTTGTAGAAGATTATTAGGTTTTAATCCATTAGAAGATAAAACTAAATTGATTATTTTATCTGCATTAGAATAACGTGCAGCACTACCAGGCTCAAAGAAATCAACACTGGTATGCCATCCTGACATGTTACCAGCATTATTTGGTTGTAGTTCTGGAACTCCAGGCGTACTTACACTCACAAACCCAACCTTACCAAGAATAGCACCACCAGTCACACGATCTCCTGGTTTAACATAAATTCCTTTATTAGGGAAGTGTGCATATAAAGCATCAAATTGTCTGCCATTACTAGGATCAGTACTTCTGACTACTACTACGTTACCATAATTTTTGCCATATAATAATCCTGTTTCTATAACTGTACCATCAAATAAATTGTAATTATTTCTATAATCACCAAAACTAAAATCAACACCTGGTTCCCCAGACAAATCTCTACCTTGTTGACCATGAAATTGTATAGTGGTATCTCCTGATTGTGCTAAAAGAGGACTATTTGATGATATAGCACTATTACCACCATTACCAAGATTAAGATGTCTTCTAGGATCAATTAACCAACGACTATCTTGCGTTTCTTGGTTTTCTAAAGCAGTAGCAGCCTGCTCCTTTCTAGGATCATCAGTAGCAGTTTCAGCTTCTTTCTTAAACTTACTGATATCACTTTGCACATCAAATATACTTTGTGTATCACTTCTAGATTTTACTGGACCAGTCTTTATACCAGTGCTATAATTTACTCTCTTTACAGTAAAAGGTAGACCTGCAATTGAATTAGCAACATCCCTACTGACAGCAAGATCTTGTGCCATTTTAGCACTAGCAGATACTATACTATCACCAATATTTTTGATGTGGTCTGTAGTCATGCCAGTTCCAGGATCCACACCAAGAATTCTCTCTGTACCGTGTAATTCTTTAACTCCTGGTTTAGTCAACATAGGAGTACCAGACTCAAATTCTGGAGCTTGCCAACCTGATTCTCCTGGTGGAGGTGGTAACCCAAGTGGGTTAAATCCAAGATCCCTAGCAATATCAATAGCAGTAACACCCCATCCTAAAAATGGTACTGCACTAAGAAGTGACAATCCAGCACCAGTCATATCACCCCGTGATGCTCTGTATGCTGCTTCACCTAATGCTATTACTGTACCTACACCTGGTACTAGTTTACCAGTTTTTGCTACCGCTTTAGTAGCACTCTTAGTAGCTAATTGTTTAGTTGCTTTCTTCCCAGTACTACTAGCAAGTTTTTTATTGATTTTATTTGCTCTAAAAATTTCATCGCCAGGTACCTGACCTGCTTCCAAACTGGTTTTAAATGCTTCAGCTGCTTTAGGGTTCTTAGTAATGTTTAGAACATCTCTCTGTGCTTTTGCTGCTGCCTTTCTTTGAAACTTTTCTGTACTAGCAGCAATTGATTCATCAACACCCAAATTTGGATCTCTTAAAACATTTAATAATGCGTCTTGACCTGCTAACTGTTTTCCCTTTGCATCTAATTTTATTCCAGCAGCTACTTTTTTTAAGTTAGTTCTACCAAGACCAGTTTCTAAGAACCTCACGACATTTGGATCTACAAATGACTCAGCTAATCCTGAAAACGCTTTAGATGGGTTTTTGACTAACTGTTTTGTAAACTTCTTTCCTCGAAATACTTCATTAATAACAGTAGATACTCTAGTATGTTTAAAAGCAGTTTTCGAAGATCTAGTCAGAACACTAGTAAGACCAACATTAGCAGCTTTAGGTGGTAAAACTTTTAAACCTAACTTTTCAGCTATCTTATTCCATAACTTTTTACCTACAATATCAGATATTGCACCAAAAATCATCGATCCACCACGACCAGTATCAAGACCTGTAAACCTTTTAGTCGTTGATAAATCCCTTTTCCTTTCTAACTCAGTCTCTGATCTAGCTACTTCTGATCTATCTTTTAAAGACTGTTGAAAGTCAAATTGATCACTGTATAACTGTAATATTTTATCAAGTTTACCTGATATAAGTTCATTGTGATCAATCATTAGATTGACACTACCTTGATGAACCTTCCTTATATCAGATAAAACATCTACACTCTTAGATACTCTAGCATCTACTTGTGTTAATTTTGAATCTATACCAACACCAAAGACACGAGTGACATAATCCCTTAGTTTTTCATCTTTTACTGGTATGTGATCATCATTTGTTAAAAGATCATCAACAGCACGATCAACGTCTCTATTAGACTTTTTTACTTCTTCGTCCTTCTTATCTGTTCTAGGGAAATTTGCTGCAAATCTACGTGCTTTATTAGAAGCTCTATCAGTTTGTGTAGCAGATTGATTCGGATTAAGAACACCTATTGTTCTAGAAAATAAGTCACCACCAAATTCACTTAATAATGCTTTACCGAATAAATTACCACTATTAGCAACATTCAGACCAGATTGTCTATCTTTCTCTTGTGCCTGTGCCTCATCTCTTGCCATACCAGCAGCACTAGCAATCTTACCCCCGATAAAGGAGGTCGTATCACCACTAACTGTTGATTGGTATCTAGCCATTCTGTGCTTGCTGTTGCTTTTGTTTGACTTCTTCGAGATATTGCATTAAAAACGCTACATAAACTTCACGTTCCCAAGGCATCCAATTTTCTACTTCTGTCAAACTGTATTTATGGTACTGCATCAGAGCAAAATTCATTCTATAGTACCCTTCCAAACTATTGTGGAAGAGTGCTATGCGAAAAAACTCTGTAGACCCTCAATTGTATATTCCGAATCCACTCCAGTATTAGGGTTTACCACTGTAAAGGTATGACTCAATTTAGGTGAAGTTTGATAGAATTGTTGAATTGACTCAAATTGTTTAGTAGTCAAACCATCTACAAATGTGCGGAATTCCTTCAATGTAGTGGTAGTTGAATCATATACCTCTTCACCGTCATATATCTGATCTATACTTTCAGCGATTAATTCAAAAACTTCCTCTGCATTCAATTCTTTCTGTAAAAAGTCTAATTCAACGAATCTCTGCATACCTGGATATCTCATCACAATACCCATTTCATCAGTTAACGCAATTTTGGTAGAATGACCCTCTGGCTTAAAAACCTTAATATCATCAATATTGATACGTGCTTCTGCTTTTGTCTCATTATCATCAAGACACGTTACAGTCAAAGTGATGGTTTCTCCAATAGAAGCAGCACGAATCCTCAAAAACAGATATTCCAAATCAAACAAAGGTAGCGAATCTACCTTAATTCTCGAAATAACGCAATTTTTGATTAAATCTTTAACAGCAGATGTAATCTGTTTTTCGTCTTCTGACTCTAAAGCCAATAAAAGTACTTTTTCCTCTTTTACCAAAAATGGTCGATATTTTACTGTTTTGCCATTTGAAGGTAATTCTAATTCATAGGTGGGATACCCAAGTTTCGGTAATGCCATAAAAACTAATTCAAGTCGTATATTTATATATGCGACTTTTTTAACGAAAAATGTGCGGAGATTTTTTTCCCGATTTCATGGAATCGAAAATTTTAATTTGATGGTATATATCAGTCGTTAAAAACCTGTGTCTCTGCTCCTGTGAGTCCACCCATTCCATTACTATAAATCAGTGAGTGTCTAACATAATGAAAATTAACATTCACTCTAGTGATTTGAGATGATCCATATGACAAGGGAACAGCATCAATAGCATAAGGATAAGAACCTTCGAGCATATATGTGATTGATGGTACATCTGTTGCTCTTTGTTCAACCTTTGTGATATATGTGGTAGCAGTATAATTTGCTGGATAATTTAATCTATTTGTTCTGAATCTATTAGGTGTTCCAGTACCATGCATCTCTTCAACTGTTGCCTTATCCTTTATAACATGTTGATTATTAGCACCAAATATTTCATCATACCAAACTTGAAAATACTTTAACTGCGTTAACTGTGCATCACATAGGAATCCTAGAGACACATCAGTAAACAATCTAGTGTGTGGATACTGAAACGGACCTTCACCAAGATACCTACCTGACATCTGTGCAGTAGCAGCTTGTACGTTAGGTAACTGTGCTTCATCACACATCATTGTGATCGCATCATTAGTGCCACCTGCTCTAGCAAATTTAATTCGATACGAAGTAGTAAGGGACATTCCCCCTGCTGCTCCCATCTTTGCCATTACTTTCGAAATATTCACACTAAATAAAAACGTGAGATCTATATTATATATGGCTAAAACTGGATTGTATAAACCTAAGAACCCTAAAAAGTACAAAGGTAATCCCACTACAATCGTTTACCGATCATCATGGGAACTACATTTTATGAAATTTTGTGATAGAACTACCTCTATAATAGAATGGGGTAGCGAAGAGGTCATCATACCATACCGTTCACCTCTAGATGGTAAACCACATAGGTACTATCCTGACTTTTATATTAAAGTAAAGAAGAAAAACGGAACGTATGGTAAGTACATCATAGAAATAAAACCAAAGAAACAAACAAAACCCCCTTATGGTAAAGATAAAAGAACATCTACCTACAAGAGAGCTGCTCTAACATTTGCAAAGAACCGTGCTAAATGGGATGCTGCTGAAGACTGGTGTGAAGATAGGCAGATGGGTTTTCTAATATTAACTGAAGATAACCTAGGAGTGTAGGAGTATGAACAATGGCACAAGGATTTGGAGACATACAGCGATCTGCTGTAAAAAACGATAGTGGATATGAAACTATATTTGAAAAAATAACCGCATTAACTGGTGGTGAAAAGAAAACGTACACATGGTATAAAAATGCTGTGCGTAAAGAAGTAAATAGATTCAAGGAAGACTCGAATAAATTTGTTCGAGATGAAAGATATGATTCTCTTGACTCTGAAGATGAACAAGATGGAAATGTATTGAGAAGGTACGCAGTGCAAGGTCACATGTTCCTCTTCGAATACAAGGCACAGTCTAAATATCTACCATATTGGGACAAATTTCCGCTTGTTTATGTGATTAAATCAGATCCAAAAGAATTCTTTGGGGCTAACCTACACTATATAACACCTAAGAAAAGGATACTTGCTATAAGAGACTTACAGAGAGGTAGAATCAACTTACCTAAGGCTTGCTTCCATAAATATCTTAAGTCTAATATAGATGGTCTATTATTAGATCTTCATGCAGAAGAATGGGATACAGCAATCCTACTTCCAATAGAAGATTTTGTTATTACTCGGAAAGCATCTGAATTTAATTTCAGAAAGGAAGAGGTGTGGAATGAAACTAATGAAAACTTCTACGATAAAATCAAAGCACGTAGAGTTGTGAGAGGTTATGGAACACAAGAATCAGTAGCAATGGCACAATGAGTAATCGAGTAACAGTTGAATCAATACCAAATACAGCAACAACAATTGTTGCACCTGGATGGGGTGACTCTTGGAAACAAAATGATTTCGCTTCCTCTTCAGAGTATTATTATTTTGATGCAACAACTGATACATTCTATAAGGAATCAAGGGACGCTGGTACTTCTGGTTCTTCCATTGTATATTCCTATGCTACTCAGTCAGAGATAGATAAACTACTAACAACTTTTGAAACAAAGACCAAAATTAAGGAGTTACGTAATGAATGGGTAGCAGAAAATGGTGCGTATCCTGAACGTGGTTTTCAAATACCAGACGAAGAAAATAGTTCTGCGTACCTTAATCTAGAAGCAGTTACAGGTAATCCAATTACAATTAAAGAAAGAGGAGAAGCAAGTGGATCAACAGGTTCATTACGTTATCCTAATGATGATAATATAACCAAAGAAAGTGACTATGTTTTATTTGAATTTGGTGAATATCTACCACCGTTTTATGACTTAAAACAAAGGGCTAATGCTGGTGTCCCTCCTGGTGTGGATGATTCAGCAGTACAAATTGCTACAGGTGGATCTAGATATGCTAGTTACAATGAATCAGCAGTATCTTTCAAACCATTTGAAGATGATGCAAAGTACAGACCAATCATCATGTACATGCCTCAAGATGTATCAACTGAATATAAAACTTCATGGAATGCTAAAGCATTTAGTAACGTTGGTAGAGGTGTAATTGCTGCTGCTAATGGAGACTTCGATAAACTAGGAGATTATAATGTTCCTCAAGGTTTACGAACTGCGTTTGCATCATTGTTTACACAAGGTGTTAACTCTATTCCTGGTATCGGTGGAAATATAAGTTTGGATGATGTTACTGGAGCAACTAGAGGTGTGATATTAAACCCAAACGTTGAAGTTCTATTCGATAGACCAGATCTAAGAGAGTTTGGATTAAAATTTAAGATGACTCCACATGATAAAAAAGAAGCTCAAGTCATCAGAACAATCTGTAACACGTTCAAACGTGCTTCGCTACCAGGTTTTGGTTCTGTTGGTAAAAGAGATTGGGAAAAACAATCCTTAGCAGAAGAACTAGTTGATGCTGGAAGAAGTAATGATGCAGATGATCCTGCTATAGGTGGTGGAAACTTCATAACAATACCACATCAATGTAGAGTTTCATTTATGAAAGGTGGTAACAGACACCCATACCTAACACAATATAAAACATGTGCTATCACAAGAGTACAAGTAAACTATACTCCTGATGGAGCATATGCTACTTACGAAGATGGTTCACCAGTAGCAACAGAACTATCACTAGATTTCTTAGAGACAAAACTTGTCTTCAGAGATGACATTACAAACAGCGGTCCCTCACTCTAATGTTCTTTTCATTACTACCTAGTATAGAATATACTAAATCTCCTATCAGTTATCCATTTTCATCAGCTGACTATACCATTGCGAAGAATTTCTTCAAGAAGTATAAGATAGATGAAAACATATATGACTATGCAATATACTTTGACAAGTATGTCTTGCAAACAGGTGAAAGATTAGATACTATTTCGGATAAAGTTTATGGTAGTGTAAATTATGATTGGGTGATAGCAATAACAAATAACATGGTGAATCCTGGTTATGATTTACCAATGGATGATAATGCTATAAGAATTCATAGCGAAAATAAGTATGGTGACAAAGCATACAGTGGTGTACATCATTACGAAACTATTGAATATAAAGACATCAAAGGTAACGTTTTGATACCTGCTGGTCTAAAAGTAAATTACACATGGTATACTAGTTTCCATGACCTCAACAATGGAACTGGTCCTGTTAGTATACCAGGCACAGCATTGGCAAGGGTGATATATAATTATGATTATGAAGTACAGAAGAACGAAAAATACAGAGAGATATATCTACTCAAACCAGCATTGATCGATGTATTTTTATCAGATTTCAAGAAGACTAACAAGTATCAAGAATCATCTGACTTTATAACGTCAACACTAAAGAAAACTTCAACAGTATGATATTTTGGATTGGATTTTTTGTGATGGTATTTAATGAAGGGTTCGTTATCATGCGACACCAGTCTAAATTCTTTGCACAATTAAGAGACGAACTCATCAAAGATTTTGGTGATGGATGGAAGAAGTTTCATTCAACAATGGATTGGGTCTGGCTTGGTGGAGTTATTCTAGGACTCTTACTAGCAGGTAACCAAAGACTTACAGACATCGTTGCCCTTGTAACATTCTGGGGTTGTGTTCTGTTTTTTGTTTACATACCTAAGTGGGTAGGATAAAAAACTTTTAGGCAAAAAAATACCCCGAAAAATTTTCGGGGTTTTATAGAATTGAAAAATCAATTTTGGTATTCTGGTGGTGGTGTCTGTGGCACAGGTTGTAACGTTACCAAACCTTCGTACACTACTGGTGGTTCTGGTGGTGGACAACAGTCAGCTTCTTTATGTGCATGCTCTAGCAGATGTTCAACCTTTGCATTAAGTTCTTCTAGCAAACCAAGAACATGATCTACACGAGGATCAAGAGGTGCTGGTGGATAGTCTACTGTAAAAGTTTCATCAGCAGTTGATGCATCGAAAGTAACACTACCATTAGCAGAATCATCTGTTGGATATGGTACGTTAACAACACCATCAGGAGTATCAGGTGCAATGTTCTCTGGATACAATCCAGGTTGCTCTGTCACCTCAGTGCCTGGCACTGGTTCATTGTTATACTCAGGTGTAAAGTTTGAATTTGTCATTAGTTTTTTACTTAGAGATTAGTTCAGGTAGTTCATCCCCTCTCTGCTTCTTGGTAGAGTCAGGATATATTCTCTTATCATCTGATTCATATGGTGGTTGAACAGATGTAATGAATGTACTTAGGTCTGGTGGTGCTGTACCACTGATAACAGAATGACCTGTAGCAACTAGTCCAATAGACAGTGTTGTTGCTATCATAGTTGCTTCTGCCAACTGTAATAGTCCTACTAGCATTTCCTTATTTAGATTCTATAATCATATTATACACAAAAAAAGGGGGAAACGTAGCCCCCCTGTGACAGTTTAGTAACTGTCTTCTTTGCTTTCAATGTACTCTTTGTTCTGCCTACAGATACCATGTACATCTATCTCTTGATGTAAGTGAGCAGAGGTGTGAAGACCCTCTATCAATAAGAGAATTGCTAACATCATTACTGGTAACATCCATAGTGGATGTCCAGCAACCTCACCTGCTGTTTTCATCGGCATAAGAGAAAAAGAACTCGTCCATCATTCTGTCAGCATTTTCTTTACCGAAGATGCCTGTCATATATCCTAAGATAGGATCAAGTTTCTTCATGTAAATATCAAAGTCTTTATAGAATGATGTGTCCTCACCAGTTGGTAGTGCTTCATCAATCATACTACGATAAGTTTCAAGGTACTCTCTGAATTCTGGTAGATATTTATCAACCTCATCAAAGGTACAGTACCTAACAAAAATGTTCTCTGAAAAATGGTTGCCCATCTCAAAGAACCTGTAGTCTCTTTCTGCTTTAGGTAAATTAGGTAAAGAAAATAAAAACTTTTCAACTGGATGTTGAAAGTCGAATACAATGATGACTTTCTTTTCATGGAAACCCATGAGATCCATCCCGAAACAGGGAAGATAACTCCCTGTCTTAGGATAGATTACATTGTTATAGATATCACATTTTTTATTGTAGATATCTACTCGTCTTGACTTTATAAAATGCGGAGCAGTAAAGATGTCTGCTGTTAATTGCATACCACCTTTACCTGTCCACTCACACCACCGTGAATCAAATTTAAACTCAGGGAAAACATCATCAAGAACTTTTTTATAGTTGACCCAGAGGTCAACTGTGTTAGTCATCAGATGCTAGTGATGCAAAGTATGATAGTGCATCGTCATCATCAACGACTGCTTCCTTCTTAACTGGACTAGCAGAAGCACCTACCTTCTCTCTGAAAGATGAAGGAGTAACACTTGCTGTTGGTGGTGCAGTGATAGGAACCTCAAGTTCTTCAGCAACAGGTGCTGCTTGTCTACGTTGACCACTACCCAAAACAAGATTCAATCTTGCTTCGAGGTCGTCGTAGGACTTGAAGTTGTCTTTTGCTGTGAACGCTTCGAGTGAGTGCTCCAACTTCCATGTTGCTTCAAGTTCAGAGTCATCTGCACTAAGAGCACTAACACTATCAAACTCACTGCTGTCATAATTCCAATAACCTGCGACCTTTTTGATCTTCAACTTGAAGTTAGCACCTTCCCAAAGATCAAACACATTGATAGGTGTCTCATCTTGGAACTCAGGTTGCATTGCTGCAAGAACTTTGTCATGAATCTTCTTGCCATACTTGTACAAGAATACTTTACCCTCATTCTCAGGGTTCTTTGGATCTTTTACAACATAGATGTTGCTGTAGTATGAAAGCTTACGCTTCTGCTTACGTGCAGTATCTTTGTCTGCATCTTCACCACTGTTCCATAGTCTGCGGTTGACTTCACCTACTGGATCCTTCTCACCTAATGTTGTGAGACTGTTCTCAATGTACCAACCACCTGGTCCTTGAAAGGCATGTGAATATAACTTTGCCCAAGGTACTGTCTCACCATCTGGTGCTGGTAAAAATCTGATGACTGCATAACCGTTACCGCTTGCGTCAACTTCTGGTTTCCAAAATCTATCATCAGCATTACTGTTTGATGATGATTTCTCTAGTTCCTTCTGAAGGAATTGAAAATTGCTACTGGATTTTTTCTTTAATTCTGCGAATGACATATTGTTTTAGATTTAATTGGATTTGTTTTGTGTAAAAACCATCTGCCCGACTCTTACGAGTTGCATCTTAGGTTTTTTAGGGTGGGAGGTTGGAATAATGTGTACCAACAAGTACAGGGCATTTCTACATAAGTAAATTTTTACTGTACTGCACGAGTCCTGTCTGGTTGGACAGTTCTGTTGTTCCCAACAGCGAGCACCACCTCTGACTCATCACCTTAACTAGACCATTGCCAGCAAGTTTAATTCAGTCACTCCCGTATCAGGTAGCGAACCCGATATACTATTTATAGCACGGTTAGGAACCTTTGTCAAGTCCTTCAACATGCTTTCTGTATGCTGTAACTTTTTTTAACAAATCGTTGAACATGTTGAGTACATCCATGTTAGGGTCACCACCAAGCAACAGTGCTGCTTGCTTCATGTTCTCTTTGATAGAGTCTGCCTCTGGATCATCAGTCAATTGGATACGAGTATAAAATATCTTTTGTTTCTCTATCAACTGTATCAACGCATCAAAATATTCTAACTGCTGTTCCCTCTTTAATAATGGAAGGTTCATAGCAGATTTGAAACAGAACTCTTGGAGTACTGTCATCTCTTGTATAGTACCACGTACCAGTTCGGACTGAAAGAATGTTCCCATTAGACTAGAAGTAATTTTGCTCTTGATGTTTTTTTAATAAAGTTTAGTTCCTGTGCTTCATATTTAATCTTTTCTTTGAGTGGTTTTGATAGTAACTTAGGTACTGATTCCACTTCAATCTCATTCACTTCACAGAAATGTAGAACTGCATCAATATAATTCATATCAGAATTGTGGATAGCAATCTTCTCAACTTCCTGCGAAAACTTTGCAGGTGTCATAAATTTATCCTCTAGTAGTTTTGATTTATCCATATTTGTTTTGGTACTGGTCGATGTATTGAATAAGTTTCAAAAGAAACTCTTTCTTTGGTGGGATTACTTTCACTTGTGTCTCACCGTTTTCACATGCGACAATAGTCACCAGTTGTTTAACAGTTATACCATAAATCTCCTGTAAACAACATGCATATGCTGTCTCTTGGATATAATAGTCGTAAAGGTAAGCCTCTCTCTTAGGTTCGGCAGCAGTCTTAAAGTCTATGATGGATAAGACTCCATCAAATTCAGCAATACAATCAACACGACCAGCAATTTCAAGATGATCAGAGTATAATGCTGCCTCTTGCAAGAATATATTATTTATCCTGTCTAGCACACGCTTACTTGTATTAAACATGACTACAGGTAAAGGAGAATCCTTGTAAGAATCTATGTCTAAACTATTATTAAAGTAGTCTTCGACAATAGAATGATACGTTGTTCCTCTAGTGGTAGAACGTTTACAAATAGCATCTGCTTTAGCATTACCTATCCTTGCTCTCCACTTAGCAATGCCAGCCTTCTTAGCAGGATTATTACTAATGACTGTAGTGATAGAAGGATAGTTGTGTCCACTAGGTGTGGCATACAACCTCCTACCTTCTACCATCTTAGCATTCATTGCAATAGGATCTATGTCCTCCTTGTGTATAAACATTATAAACTAAGCGACATCTTACTAATGAGATAAGACTTTATCAATCCAGAACGAACGATATCTCCTACCCCAAACTCAACCATAGAAAACTCTTCCATGTTCTCAAGGATACGTTGGAAGTCTACGATACCATTCTTCTCTTTGTCTCTAGTCAAGTCTGTCTGATTAACATCACCACAGAACATAATCTTAGAGTCTTGTCCAACACGAGTCATGATAGAATCAAGCTCGTGGAAGTTAAGATTCTGACACTCATCAACAATAACAATAGCATTGTCAAGAGTTGTACCACGAAGGAACGATGTAGACCAGAAAGAAATAGTCTCTTGGTGCTTAAGATTTTCATATAACATTTCGAAACTAGCATCATCAGGCATCTCAAACTGTGCCTGAACCATATTCTTGTATGGTATCTGATAGATGTCAGACTTATCTTCATGATCTCCTGGTAGGAAACCAATCTCTCTTGTTGCTACAAGAGACCTAACAATATAAACTTTATCGTATGGTGTGAAGTCACTTAGTACATCCTTGAGTGCAAGATACAATGCAATGAATGTCTTACCTGTACCAGCACAACCATAAGCAAAGATGTTTTTATCTTCACTCCAATCTTTAAAGAACAACTCTTGGTTCTCTGTAAGTGGTTTGATGTCTGTCATATAAGACGAATCGATAGGCTTCTTACGCCTCATTTGTCTCTTAGACATCTTAGTTTTTCTTTTAAATGCCATAGTTAACTACCACCCCAATCATATCCACGACGATCAAATCCTTTATCAACTTTACCTACCCTTCCTATAACATCCTTCCAACCTGGATGTGTCTTCGACATTTTATCACGCCAGTCACCTACTTCAGTGACATGGTTTCCAACACCTGCTTGCCAATCTTTATGCCAGTCAGGATTATCTTTCAACCACTGTTCATAATCTTTCATAGTCATTCGTAACTCTTGTTTCTCACCAGTTGTCTTGTGTATTAAAGGATAAGTAGGCATGTTAGTTCCACTCCAGTGCGTTAGATACAATAGGAAATTGTTGTTTAAATATATCTCTACACATCTCAGCAATTTCCATGTGTTCTTTCTGAGTGCCATGTGCAGAACGTAGATCAATATAATGTACCCATGAGCGTACACTACCAGTCATATATAACCGAGTCGGTGTAGCAAGAGGTAGTACAAACCGAGCACACTCCTTTGCTATACCAGCATGAAGCATCTTCTTATACAGATCAATACTAGCATCAAAATGTTTACGCATCTCAATCTCAAATGTTTGTTGAGTATGAGAATCTATATCATCAATACTATTCTGTCTGTTCTTTGTATCTTGTCTACGTAATTCAGGTAAGGGTATGTCTTCTCTGATATGAGATACATCTGCATACCTTTGAGAGAACTCTTGATATGTAAATGATCTATGCCTTAGTATCTGTGCAGCGAGACCACGTGTAGTCTCAATCTCCACAGTCATGTGTGCTTGCTCAAAGACTGACCAATGACCGTGCTTTATGCAGTAACTCAGCAAACCAGCCACGTTTGGATTGTCTTGGTTGTTCGGGTTGCTCACCCTCGCCACGTACCCCATCGTCTCCTCTGCCTTCGGGGTTACTGTTATCAGTTTCACTTGTTGCATACTTTTTCTTTAATGATTTACGAATATACTTGGCGTACTTGACATCCTCTTTAGTATACCACTCTGGATGCTTTTTGGCAAGCTTGATTATCCTTTTCGCTGTCTTCCTTTTGTCCTTTCTCTGACTCTCTTCCACCATAAGGCTAGTCTTACTTCATTAGGTATTTATATCGGACTTTCAACACAAAAAAATCCAGGAAAAAATTTTCCTGGATTCATGGAATCAAAAATTGAATTTTGATTTATGCAGCAACTGGTTTGTTGCTGTGCTTCACTCCACGATAAGTCATCTCTGACTTAACAGGTGCTGAAGCTTTGCGTGTATCAGTGTCGTACTTGACACCACGATAAGTGACTTTTGCCATTGGGTTTCTCCAAAGTAGTAGGGTTTTTAATCCGTTCCTTTAGTCAACTTGTGCGTCCCACTCACAATGAGGTGTCTCCTCTATCACTACGCTGATCATCTCAGCTCGTGTCTTTTCTTCTACATTAAACTCATTCATCTTATCAATAAGAATCTGAGCATCAATACAAGTAAAGGTAGTTGCGATAACTGCTAGATGAAACATGGGATGAACGATCCGTTCCGAGTCGGCTTACTTGCGACCTCTTACGAGGTTGAACGATGTGTTAATACTAACACAATTATATTATATAGTCAAGTAAGACTGTAGTCTCTGATACAATTCTTAACTTGCTTGATAGCCGCTGGAAGAATTGCATACTCTTGTCTCTGTATTTTAGGTGTTAATGTTTCTACTGTATCATCAGGTTCAATAGGAACTTTCAATTGAAGTATGACTTCACCTGAATCTAACTCATCATTTACATAATGAACAGTACACCCAGTCTCAGTGTCACCTGATTCTAATGCTTGTTCTATTGCATGAAGTCCTTTATACTTTGGAAGCAGTGATGGATGTAAATTTATTATCCTATTAGGAAATGCTTTGACAAACTCAGGTGATATCACCTGCATGTATCCAGCAAGAACAATAAGATCAACTCTCCATGCTTGCATTAATTGAATGATCTGTTCCTCATCCTTATGTTTTATATAACAATGAGGAATACCAAATTTGTTTGCTCTCTTAGCAGCACCACAGTCTTTCTTGTTGTGTATCATCAACACAACCTCATCTTCCCAACATGATCTAAGAATATTTTCGAAGTTGGTTCCGTTGCCAGAACATAATACTCCTAATCTCATAGCGTTTGATTCGTGTAATTTATATAGAGTGTATCATTTAATACTCAACAGTTATGTTACCAGATAGTGTTGTTCCTGTATTTCCAGGTAACACTTCATGTCCTAGAAATGATGGAAACATTATCATAGATCCTGGTTCTAGGTTAGGTCTATAATCCATTCGGAATACCTTTGAGGTATCACCAAAATGATTTTGAATCAATGGCATGATGGGATGAACGAATGCAGTCTTGGATGTTACAGTTTCATAAATGATGTAACTCCACTGTGCATTCGGATGAATATGATATCCTTGATAGGATCGAGGATCATATTTGTTCCTCCACATACCCATAAACTCAATTGACTTAGGAGTATCTGGTAAGGATTCTAACAATGGTTTGACTACTGTCAACAAGTATGTCCATGTACTGTCATAAACCTTAAGACCATTATTAAAAGTGGTGAGCACCCCACTCTCCCAAGTGGGTGAGAACTCACCAACGCCAGTCTTTATTTTTTTCAAGTTAATCTTCTCTTCGAAGACAGGAATAGCAAAGATTTCTTTCTTCACTTATGACCTACCACCCCATTGGATGCCAGGAAATGCTTCACTTACACATGCCTTAGTAATCTTCCAACGCTTACCAAGTTTTCTATCCTTAGCAAGTATAAGAACTTCTGCTTCACCTTGATTGAGACCCTCTAGCATTTGAATGAACATATTCTCACGCTTGACTTGAGATACATTTGATCCACCCTTAAAGAAATGATGAAGCAACCTTGCTTCCTTCTCTAAGAGAGTATGCTCTGTGCCTTCTGGTGCATCATTGGGTGAGTAAGGTACGTCACCTGGTGGTAGAAGACTTATCACTGTTTCATCAAAGTTAATGATGAATAAAGATCGCAATGCTTGAGTGTTATACTTCTTCAACAATGTAATCTTTTCTTTCTTTGTCTTTGCGTTGGATACTTTTTGTAGTACCTCATGCATCAGGAGTTTCATCTAGTTCATCCTCATTAATAAATTTTACTGATAGTAGTTGCTCGTTGATTAATTGACCGTGTTCATCATACATTTCTGGGTGATACCCTACTTCATCTCTAGACCACATGTAATCATGTGCAAAATCTTTTGCCGTCCAACCAACAATGACCCCGACACATAAAAACAAAAAAGATAATGTAGCCGAGAAAAAAAGAATCGTAGTATCTGTCATTGTACTTCTCCAGTTATGATGGTGTGTTCTTCTCCCATCTCAGATCAATTATAAAATAATAATTATGTCTGAACAGAGAGAACGCTTTCTTAAAACCAAAACCTTTCTTTGGTATAGGTTCTGTCTTCTTCCTCCTAAGCATTAATTCTATACCTTTATTTATAGACAGATCTGGAGGCTTACTTTTATCTGGCATGAATTAATCCTTTCTTAAGCAACTCTTTAGCAGTCTCAACAAGACCACCAATAGGTTTACCATCTATTATAACATACGGATATCCTTTAGCATCAGGATATTTTTTTATAAAAGAAGCACGGTTAGTGACATCAACTTCAATCTCTTTGTAAGTTAAATTTGCCTTCTCCATCAGGAGTTTCATCTGTTCACAATAAAAACAACCATGAGAAGAATACACTATGACATTCATTCCAAAGACCTTTTCCTCTGGTTCTAGATTTCCATGCATAAAAAAATGGGTGGTATTACCCACCCATCCTATCAGATTATGATCAGTCTGTCAACCAAGTAGGTCGTCTAGATGGATCACGTAAGTAATTTGTAGAAACCCAAGACTTACTAGAGATATACTTTTTGTAAGCAGTAATAGTGTCAATGCTTGTGTCAAACTTGAACTCGTCAGGCATAGCACGTGTGAATGGAGTAGGACATTCGACGGAAGGAAATATAGTGTCAGCATACTCTAGAGTAAACTGACAACTGTGAACCTTGTTGTAACGATGTGTGTACTCAGCACACAAAGCAAGACCATGCTTGAGCAACCAACGGAAATTTTCTTGCGCCCAGATAGTGCATGGATGATTACGAAACGCACCCTTAGCAGTAGCATAGAAACCACTATCTTTCTTGGGTAGGTCACCGTAACCATGACCCCACTGATGAGAAGCAACAATAGAGAGCATCTGACATGTTTCTAAGGGCATCTTGACAACATGCTTGTCAGGCAAACACTGTGCTGAAGCAACAGGGTCAGGGTCAGTTACAAAGATATTCATAAAAAAAGAGGGTCGTTAGACCCCCTTATTATATCACGTTGTGATTAAGTGTCAACCAACTGAAGGAGCAACGAGTGCAACCTCAGATGAACCAGCAGATGCTAGGTCAAGTGGGAAGTTGTGTGCATTTCTTTCGTGCATTACTTCCATACCTAAGTTTGCTCTGTTAAGAACGTCACCCCATGTAGGAACAACCTTACCAGATGCATCAACAACCGACTGGTTGAAGTTAAATCCATTGAGGTTGAATGCCATAGTACAGATACCCATAGAGGTTAACCATACACATACTACAGGGAATGTAGCAAGGAAGAAGTGAAGACTTCTACTGTTGTTGAATGATGCATACTGGAAGATAAGTCTACCAAAGTATCCATGAGCAGCAACGATGTTATATGTCTCTTCCTCTTGTCCAAACTTGTAACCATAGTTCTGAGAATCTAACCCAGTGGTTTCACGAATGAGTGAAGAAGTAACTAGTGAACCATGCATAGCAGAGAAGAGTGCTCCACCGAACATACCTGCGACACCTGCCATATGGAAGGGGTGCATCAGTATATTATGTTCTGCTTGGAATACGAACATGAAGTTGAACGTACCAGATATACCTAAAGGCATACCATCAGAGAAAGATCCCTGACCAAATGGATACACTAAGAAGACTGCGAATGCAGCAGATACTGGTGCAGAGTATGCAACACAGATCCAAGGTCTCATACCTAAACGGTATGATAACTCCCACTGACGACCCATGTAGGCACTGATTCCAATAAGGAAGTGGAAGATTACTAACTGGTAAGGACCACCATTATACAACCACTCATCTAGAGTTGCTGCTTCCCATATAGGATAGAAGTGTAAACCAATAGCGTTTGATGATGGAAC